CGCTCGCGGCAATCGCTGTCATTGCGGTGCCGCTCGCGGCAATCGCTGTCATTGCGGTCGAATTTGAAACGATTCCGGCCATGCCGGAAATCGTTTCAAATTCGATGCCAGCTAAAGCAGCCACGATTTTCGCAATCGGCATACCCTTCTCACGCATTGTTTTCTCGTAGTGCGTGGATTTCATCGCCTTATCAAGTGCCATTTCAACCGAACATACGGCGTTCATCGCCGTTCCTGATTCTCCCAGGGCTGTCATGGCGGTTTCGCTTGCGGACAGGGCTGTCATGGCGGTTTCGCTTGCGGACAGGGCTGTCATGGCGGCGCGATTTTCCGCCAGCTCCGCCGCCGTCTCAAGCCCTGTAAACAGGTCTTGCCCCGCGGCCCTCGCGTCGGAAAATCGCGCCAGCCAGTCAGATAAACTGGCTGCCCCTGGGTGGGTCAGCACAAATTCCAAAGCCTCCCCGTTGATTTGCGGGTCGTTGACCGCAGCCGTACTCCTGTACATTCGTGCCAGCACATCCGCATCGCGGAATACATAGCTGTTTTCTCCATGCAGCTTGTATTCCGCAATCCATAATGCAGGGAGGATTTCCCCGTCTGTGTTCCTCTGCACAGCCTCCAAAGTATCCTGTCTTGCTATAAATACCCTGTCGCCCATTTACTCTGTCGCCTCCTCATAAAAAAGCCTGCCGTCCGAAACGCCCAGAAAATAGCGTTTCCCCGTCACATCGTCTGTCATGTACTTTGCATCGTCCGCTTTCCTGTCTATATATGCGAAAATGTCCGTTTCCCTGCTGTTCGGGTCGTAGATTGCCTTTGTCATATCCGCCGCGCCTGTATTCAGAACCTTTTTATCCACATAATCCACTGTTGCGGGGTGGAAAGGCAGTGTCGGGTAGTATTCCTCCGTGTTGTCGCGCGGCAGTGTATTGTCCCGCACAAACCGGACTGTCGCGGGGTGAAAATCCCCCTCTGGGAAATATTCCGCTTCATTGTCCCTCGGCAGCGTCTTTTCCCGTAAATACTGCACCGTGACAGGGTGGTAATTTCCTGTCGGCACATAAACATCATCGTTATCCCGCGGCAGCGTGTGCGCCCGCAGATATTCCACCGTCACAGGCTGGTAAGGTCCCTCCGGCGTGTATGGCGTTTCGTTGTCCTTCGTCAGCACGTTCCCGCCGTTCCAGTTCTCAATATCCTCCTGCCTGATTTCGTCCAGTAAAGCCTTGTTTTCGTGGGTATGCCGCGCCTCCGCGTTTTCGCGTACTTTTTCCTTTTCTTCATCGCTGTAATTGTTGTCGGAAAGCACTTTTTCCTCCGTTTCGCTCCCCGTCCGCTTTTCGCGGTCTATCTTCCTGTCCAAAGCCTGCTGTACCGCCGTTGATATGGGCTTGTCCGCATCCGGCGTAATGTCCAAATCCGCCAGCGCGTCCACAAACTGATTGAATTTCGGCGTGATTACGTCCTTTGCAAGCTGGTCGAATACCGCTTTTGCTTCGTCCTCCGGCAGCTCCATAGGGTTGCTCTGTGCGCTTACGCCCTTCCCAGTGAAATCCTCCGGCTTGATTTTGAATTGCTCCGCCTCCATATGTATCACCTCCCCGCTTTAGTCAAGATATACCTTTGCCGTTTCCAAAACCTTCCCAAACTCCGGACACTGTGGATTCCTGCACTTATATGTCAGTTCATAAAATGCCCGCGTCCCTGTGTCGGGGCTTTCGTCCCCCTCAAAGCAGAGTTTTTTGTCCGCAATCATCGCTTCCAGCCCGCAGCCTTTACATTGCATTGTTCAAACCTCCCATCATATCCATCTTTCCCATGTCAAAGTCCGTTTCCGCCTGCGGCTGTCCTATGCCCGCCGCGCCAGGCGGCATCTGCATCTGTGCCTGCTGCTCCATCATCTGCCTGCGCTGTTCCAGTTGTTCCTTGATTTCTGCCGCATAGGGGTAATGCTGTCCCGCCATCATGCCCCAGAACAGTATCAGCGTTTCAATGTCAGCAGGGTCGCCGAAAGCCCCCGTCTGGAGGTTCATGCGTATCTCCTGCCACATCGCTTCGCGGTTCCCCGCCAGACTGCTGCTGTTGTCCACGCTGAAAAGGAAATCATCTATCCAGTACCATTCTCCGGCATCATCCTGTGCCAGATAGTCGTATTTGTTAAATTCTGAATAGCTGGTACTTCCGTCCACATTTTTGTGACGCACCGCCCGCGGCTCATCGGAATAGGCAAGCAGGAACCGGAACATCACCGCGTACAGGTCCGCATACATGGCATTTTTCATGATACGCTTGCTTTCCAGCCTGCCCGCGCTCTGCGCTACGGCAATCTGCTTCGCTGTTCCGCTTGTCGCCGTCCTGTCCGGTCTGCCCTGAAAGCTGTCCGTAATGCCGAGGATATTGCGCGCCTGCTGGTAGTTGGAATCAGACACAGCCTGGTCCTGCCCTGTATCTACCTGCAAATTCACCAGCCGGAAACAGGAAAGCTCATCCGGCGTTTCAACCTCAATAACCTTAAACTGCCCGTCATGGTAGGGCATTTTCGTGCGCTTGCTCTTCATGAGTACGCTCCCGCCTGTGTCCAGCTTTTCCTGCACGCGGGTGTCGCATTTTTTAATCATGTTCTGCTGGTCGGCAATCTTGTCCACATCACTGTCGCCCAGCGGTTTTCCCCACGCGCTGACGTTCCGCCGCACGACAATCGGGTAAACATCCGGCTTGTAGTAGGGTATCCGCGTTGGTTCCATCTGCGGCATCATGGCAGGCAAACCGCCCATTTGCGGCATAATCTGCTGGTCTGCACCCATGCCCGCATACTGAGGGATAATGCTCCCGTCACTTCTCGCAATATCCTCATACAGCGTGAAACTGTCTGCGCTCCGGCTTTCCGCTTTCCGGCTCCCACAGGAAGGACAAGCCGCCGCGCCCTCCTGCCATTCCGCGCCGCAGTCCGCGCATTTCTTTGCCCGCCTTGCCTGGTAGTCCTCCAAATCCTCCAGCACAACGTCATTGACCCATGTAAAACGCCCAATTCCGCCCTTATCGTTGCGGAAATAGCCGAAATGCACCGTCACTATATCGTCAGATACGCCCGTTCCGCCCCTGCTGGCAGGGTCGCTCTCCGTTTCGTTTTCTACGCTGACATGGTATTTCGCGTAAACATGCTTTTTCGTCATGCCCATATTGACAATAACAAAGTCCATATCATTTATGTCCTTTACCCCGTCCTGGAATATGACCTGCCTCGGGTGGAGGATGCTCACGCAAAGCTCGCCCCGCGTCTGGTGGGTGTGCCGTTCGCTGTCCCATTCCACAAGGAATACGCTGCCGCCCTGTACAGGGGAAATCCTTTCGTCCATATCGTTCATCATTTCAAATGGCTGCCTGTCCGTTTCGTTGCACAGGTAATCCTCAAGCGTTTTCGCAAGCCCTTCGTATTCCTGCCGCCTTGCCGTTACCTTCGGCAGCGGGAAAGAGCTGTCTACCTGTGCCTCTATCAGCTCCGCAACGATGTTCCGCACGCCGCTTGCCTTGTCAGGCGGCTTTTTCCCTCGTTTTTTCCCTGCTGCGGCAGGCGTGGCTTCAATGTCCCGTGTTCCGTTGTACAGTTTCGCCCGCTGATCCATTCTGGTAAATTCTTCGGCAAGCGCGGCTTCATTTTTCCTGAGCCGCTCGTTCCATATGTCAATCTTCATGGCCGCTTTTGGCGGCTGTGCAGCAAGGCTCTGCCCTGCCGTTTTGCCGTCCTTTTTTTTCTGCAATGGGTATCCTCCTTCCTTTGCGTTAGGGCTTTAGCCCTTATAATTGCCGTTTTCCGTATACTCTAACGACAACATGTAAATCCCGAACGGTTCGTTGTACCGCTCATTCCGCAAACTGAACGCCACCTTGTCAACCTTCTTGATTTTTATTTTCGTCCCCATCGTGCGGGGCGTATCGTCCGTTGAAAAGTTTATCAATTCAAAATTGATATGCGTAAAATCAAAGTACATCGCCCGCGCGCCGCTGTTGAAAATCTCTCCCCAAACGCCTTTGATTTGCGCATAGACGCTCACGCCCGTTGCAATGGCAGGCGCAAGCATCACGTCCACGCGCCGGAAGTTCTTATTCTTGTAGAACAGTTTGCCCATCAGCTCCGGCGTGTCCCATCTGGCGGGTATCGCCGCGCCGTCATCGTTATAGCTTTTCTGGTTGGTTACATCGTCATAAAAACGGAATGTGTTCCCCTTCTCATCGCCGAAGCAGAGCCGTCCCTCCGCGTCCTCCCAGAACACCCGCGCGGGGACGTTCTCCCAGAAGTAGCATTCATACTGGAAATGGCTGTAAGGGCTGTTTTTCTCATACTGCTTTTGCAGCCCGTCCAGAAGGTAAACCCGCCCTTTGCCTGTGGAAAGCAGGTAAAAATCCCGCCATACGAACGCGAAGCTGTCCGCAAGGTCTTTTTCCGCCGCCAGTGCGTTGTTGATGAAAAAGCTCCTGTTCTGGCTGTATTTCTCGCCCGTCAGGTCTGCCGCTGTGATAGCCATAACGCCAACGTCCGTCAGGAACAGCGGTTCACTGCCCAGATAGCCGAACGCGTATTTTCCCAGCGCGCCCCTGCCGGAGAGCGTCCCCACAATGGGGAATACCGCCGTTTCCGTAGTGCTTTTGCCGTCCGCGCTTGCCTGCGTCTGTATCTCGCCCTTGCGCAGTATCACGTTGCGCCCTTCCTCGGCGATGTTCTTATGTACGGCAAGGCGGTCGTTGATAATGCTGTACCCGACAATTGCGCTGCCGTCCTGTCCCAAAACGCTGTACCAGAGGTCGCCCCAGAAAAACCCGTCCGCCATCCGGCAGTACCAGTCCTGGTTGGGAAAATCGGGATTCCCGCTGATAAACATTCTGTCCATACTGCCATTTACACCGAAAAGCGATACAATACGGCATTTGTTGATTTTATCCGCATAACCTTCTCTGGCTTTTGCCGCTGTGATTTCCACATTGTCATAGCCTTTTACCGGGCTGTTCCCCGGTGCGGTTTTGAAAGTGACGGTTCCCGCTTTCCTGTCTACTGTGAAATCCGACCCTTCTTTTTTGTCCGTCCATTCGCCCTCTTTTGTCATAATGCGCACTTCCACAGCGTCAGCGTCCAGGTCCTTTGTCGTAAGCTGATAAACTGTCGCACTCCCGTTGCTCAAAAAACTTTCTTTCCATTTCCGTCCCAAAAGGTTCAGCGGTTCCAGCGTTTCACCGCCGCCGCTGGGGTTTCTGGAAACAATGATTGTTGGGATATACGCAGCATCTTCCAGCGTTTTTACCATAAATTCTTTTTCCGGCTTTTCCTCTTTTTCTGCGTCGCCGTCCGCCGCTGTTTTTTCCGGTGTTTCCTCTGTTTTTTCTTTTTCAAATTCGCCGTAACAGAGGGCTTTTTTCCCATCGAATATGAACAGCTTGCCGTAAAACTGCCTGCCACAGCTCCGCTCATCTGCCATACCTTCATAGATTTTTTGACTGTCTAAATATAACGCAGTCCCCGCATGAACCAATATTTTTTCAACCATTTTAGGAGGGCTGGGTGTCTGCCCGTCCCCCTCTGGTGTTTCAGGGGTTCCGCCGCCGCTGTCTGGATTTTCCGGTGTTCCTTCCCTGCTCTCCGGCTTTTCCGGTGTTTCTCCGCCGCCCTCCGGTTTTTCTGTGCTTTCGCTGTCCGCCTCTTTGTCCGGTACAGACACCAACAGACGATGGACGCCGTTAATCCTTCCTCCATATGTTCCCGTCTTTTCATAGCCCTGCCGCTTGCGTACCTTCCCCGGAACATCGCGCATCATGTTCGGCGCGTTCGGGCTTCTTGTAACTGCCACGTTGGAAGGGGAAGAATTTAAGTCCACGCCCTTAAATTCCTCTATCTTTACCACGCTTCGCGCTGGGCTGGAAGGGATGCTGAATCTTCCCATGCTACCGCCCCTTTTCGGTCAATTTAGATTTCAGATTCGTAAATAATCTGCACGCCGTAGGCTTTCGCCGCTTCATGCTCCAAACGGCATCCACGGGCGGTATCCCAGCCCTTGCAGAAATATGCCGCGTGGCAAAGACTCATGTTTTCCAGTGACTTTGCAAGGAAACACAACGGAATCTGCACAACTCCCCGCTTTTCCATGTTCTCCTTGTCGTACCATTCGTCAGTAAAAAGCGTATTGACAATTTCATATCCCATTCCTTCAAGGGTTTTTATTGCCTTTTCCCGCGTTGCAATAATTTCTTCATCTGTCTTTCCCGCCATCGGCTGGCTTAACATAGCTTGCCTTTTTCTGATTTCTTTGCACATATTGTTTTCCCCCTTCATATTCAAAACCATCCTTTCTGGCTGTAAAACCCTCCGCCATTGCCATTGTTCCGGCTGTCTGCCGTCCTGCCGCTCTGCTTCAGTTCTTCCAGCCATGCCATAAATTCATTCATGTATATCTGGGCTATGCTGATGTCATCGTCCTTGTAAAGCTGACCCGCCATATAGAGCGCGATCATGCTTGCCTCCTCCGGGTGCAGTTCAATCACAGTATTCCCCGGCATTTCCTTCGTTACCTTCGGCGGGTATGCGTTATACCATATGCGGAATGTCCCGCCCGCCCCCTCCGGCAGGAGCAGAACGCCCGCCCCTTCCGTCCGGTAATCCTGATACAGCCCATAGCCGTCCGCCTCGCCGTGATAGATTTCCTCCAGGCTGTAAAAATCCGGCGCAAGCCTTTTCAGGTCGTACCCGTTCCAGCCGCCCATGCTGAAATCCGCTTTCGGTGCGTCTGTACTTCCAAAATCCAGCGTTGTACATTTGCGTATGTACCGCCCCGCCGTTGCCAGAATCAGCATTGCTTCATTCGCGGCGGCAGGCATACTCTTGATGTACTGTTGTGTGTTGCTGTCCTGCGTCAGCGTGTCGCCCTTTATTTCAAAAATCTTTTGCAGGCAGGTAATGCGCAGGTCGTCCCAAGTCATGTATAGTCCGCCTCTCTTTCGTTTGCGAAACCGCGGAAGGGTTCGGGAAACGAAGCGTTTCCCGAATAAAATCCGCAGAAGGGGCTTTGCTCCTTCGAGGAAAACAGCGCGTTTCAAGCGGTTTCACCGCGCCGGAACGCGTCTGTTTCCACCTTTGCATTACGCGAGGGTGATTCCCTCCGTAAAGCCCTCCCCGCAAAGCGCGATCCCGCGCCAGTTGTTGAACCCTGCCGCAAATCTCGCCCTGCCGCTGAATACATTCGCGTCTGTGTTGTTGTCGATGTAGCTGCGTACTGCCAGCGGTACCCTGTCAATCCAGGGCAGGCACATATAATCCTGCAAAAACTGGCTGTCCGCCATGAAGAAATACGGCTTTCCGTTCAGCGTTGCGGGCAGGTAATTCCATACCAGCACATTCCAAAGCCCGACCTGAAAATTCCACGCATTATTACTGCTGTCAGGGTCAAGCTCCGAACCGACCGCCGCAAATACCGCTCGTTTCAGCGCGCCGGAATTGGGAATGATAATCGTATCCGGCATCACGTTCAGCAGGTTCCCGTCATCGTCCGTAAATTTCTGCATCATTTCCTGCATCATATCCATCACGCCCTGGCTGAACGCCGCCTTGAACAGATTGCTCTGCGTCAGCTTGCTCCCCTTTGTCGCGCTGGGGTGCGCCGCGTTAAACAGCGCGGTCTTGTCCGCACAGGTCGCGTCATACGTCTTGCCGCCGAATGTAATCATCTTTTGCGTGCCAAGAGCCAGAAGCCCCGCGCCGTATTTTTCACGCGTCCTGTTGTAGGAAAGCGTAAACTGCTTGACGCGGCTCTTGATTTTACCGATTTTCGCGTCCTCAATCATTTCCTGTGTCACCGCAAACTGGGATTTCCATGTATCCGGCTCAATAACCTTCGCAAAACCTTCCTGAAATCCCGTCACAGGGTAAGCCCCGTTTTCCCCTACGGGCGAAAAGTCGCCCAGCGCGGTTTCAATGGTGTATTTCTCCGAATGGTTCTTGCTTTTGTCCATGTAAAACAGCTTGTCAATCAGGCTCTTTTCCTGAAAACTTTCTACCGCCTGCATGATGATTGCCTTAATAGGCTCCTGGCTTTTGCCGAAAATCGAATCATTCACGCCGCTTGATTTGCTGAAAATAATTCCCGCCATGCTCATTCACTCCTTTTCTCGCTCTAAGTCGGGGTTCTCAGGCTTTGCCTTCAAGCCCCCGACTTGTTTTCCGTTTGTATGAACAGATACGTTCCGCTATTTATGCCGTTGCCATTTCTACAAATTTCCCTGTTGCCGTTTGTGCTGTTTCATCAACGCCCAGCACTTCAAACGCCCCGCCTGCCGTTGCTGTGACCTGCAATCCATCTGTATGCAGCGTAACCTTTGCGCCGACTGCGGGCTTTGCCGTATATTCCGCTTCAAATACGGTTGTCTTATGTACCGGAAACGCCGGAACATAAAGTGCATCGCAAGGGCCGGCACAAATATACTCCGGCAGCTCCGCCGCGCCGCATTTCGTTGCCCTGCCCTCCGCAAGTTTCAGGGCTTCGCCAAGGCTGTAAGCCTCGCCCTCCGTAATGGGGAGCAGTAAGAACGGCTCCACATTGTCAATCTCCCTGTGATGAATTTTGAACATTTCCGTTTCCCCCTTTATCCTTTTGCATTGACGCGTTTCCAAATTTCAAGGCGTTCCGCGTCGTCCTTCCCAATGTCGAAAGTCCTGTATTCCTCCAGGATTTCCGCAGGCATTTCCGCGCCGCCCTGCCCGCCGTTGTTTGTCTGCCGCAGGTGCGCCCTGCCGTTTACCTCGTTCATAACGCCCTGCCGCACAGCTTTACTCTGCTTTGCCTTGATTTCATTCAAATGCGTTGCCGCGTATGCCGTTTTTAAGCTGATGGGGCCGCTCTGCCAAAGGCGCAGCGTTTCCATGCCCTCGGGCGTGTTCATAAGTTCCCGCGCCTCTTTCAGCCCGCAGTCCGGGAACTCCTGCAAAAGCGCGGCAAACTCCTGTGCCATAAAATCGTTTGCCTGCCTCTGCTGCTGTTCATGCAGCATTGCATTAGCCTGCTGCACAATCGGGTGCCCGCTGATTGCGTCATTCAGGATATTCCTGTCAATGCCGCTTTCCCTGAGCCGCCGTTCCTGTTCCTCCGCCGCAAATGCCTGCTGGTAGGCGGCAAGCTCCGCCTCCGTTGTAATCGGCCGCCCCGTATAAGGGTTTGTCATGCCGCCGAACTGGCGGGCAATCGCCGCATCAATCCTCTGTTGTACAACCGCGTCAACATCAGGGAGGCTTGCCCTCCCGCCCTGCTGTCCGGCTGGCTGCCCTCCATCGTCCTGAGCCGCGCCGGGTCCATTGTCCGGCTCCCCGCCAGTTTCGCCGCCGTCCGGCTCCGTTCCCTCATCATCGAAAAAACCTTCCCATAAATCATTGTCCTCAATGCCGCCGGTCCCAGCCGTATCTTCCGGCATAATGCCGCCGGATGTGCTATTAAAATCTGCCATATCCTGTTGTCCTCCTTTTTACTTGCCTTTGCCTGTCCTCAAATCATTTCCGGTCTGGCTTTTGGGCTTTTTGCCGCTGTCCGCGCCCTTCGGGGCTTTCACTTCCATGCTCCCCGCCCTGCTGATGTTCAGTCCGTTTTTGCTCATGCTCCTCACCTCCTAAAACCGCAGATTATTGATTGCCTTTTCCTTCTTCTGCTGGTCGATACCGATGTAGCGTCTGGTTATGCTTGGGTCGTCATGCCCCAGAACCTCCTGCACCATCACAATATCGCCGCCAGTATCCATATACAGCCAGTAGGCAAACGTCTTTCTCAGCGTGTGGCAGCTCAGGCTGTCCTTGTAGCAGACCGCCTCAGCCGCCTGATTCAGTATCTGCCATACCCGCACGCGGGAAATCGGCTTGTTCTGCCTGCTCCTGCTGTTCCGGAAAGCAAATTCGTAGTCCTTCCGGCCCTTGAAATACTGCCTGTATATCTTCTGCAAATGCGGGTTGATTGGCAAAAGCACCGTATCACCCGTCTTGCGCTCCGGTATGGCAATGCGCTCCTTCCCCCGTAAATCGCGCACGCGGTACTGCAAAATGTCACTGATACGCCGCCCCAGATAAATACCCGTCATAAACAGCACATAGTCCCGCTCATTGCGCCCCATGAGGTAATCCCCAATATCCGAAATGATTTTTTTATCTTCAATCGGCATCACATATTTCACTTGTTACCCTCCTTTCTTCTCTTCTGTTTTTTAACCTACGCGCTTGGCAACCCAAAAACCCTGCCAAATTACCGCGAAAAATAAGACTTTTCGCAGAAAAGGCTTTGTTTTTCGCGGGGGGTTCGGGGGATAATTTATCCCCCGACCGTTGAGGGGGGCTTGGGGGGATATTCGGAAATCCCCCCGTTTTTTGGTACTTTTTTTCAAAAAAAGTACATGAAGCCTATTCCGGTTCGCCCCACTTCGCGATAAGCCGTTTCCTTGTTTCCGCGTCCGCGTTATAATAATCCTCCCACATATCCGCGTGCCATTTCACTTTTTTCCCGCCAGCGTCCGCCGCCTTGCCTGCCTCCGCCTGCATCGTCTGCTGTCCCCGCGCCATAAGCGCGATCCCCAGCCCCAGCAAAAGGTCGTCATGCTCGTTTATTTCCGCCTCGGCGCGTCCCTTTTCATTACGGATAAAGGTCAGTGCCTCCCCCAGCGTATCCCTGTCATGGATACTGCCGATGTTGTCCCGCATACACTCAACCAGCTTTGCCACCAGCACAGGCCGCGTCATGCCGTCTGTGCGGAAACCGTAGGACTGCCGCAGCTTTCCGGTGTATGTGTCGAACACTTCGCGGACATACAGCCGCGGGTACCGCAGGTATTCCAGAACCTTCTGCGGGTGCGTGGAAAAGTTGACTTCCAGCGCAATCAGGGCAGTGTTGTAGTACATGCCCAGACAATAGACCTGCTTTGCGTAGTCGTCTTCATCGCAGTTCTGCCAGCGCAGCCGCGCCATCTGCTCCCCAGTAATGTTGTCTATGACCTGTGCTGTAAAGTAGTCGCTGCCCTCTCCGGCAGTATCCCCGCCGATGGTATACGGCCTGCCTGCTTGCGGCTCCTTGAAAAGCAGAATTTCCCCGCGTTCATCTTCCGCAAAAGCACTGTCCCATATCAAAATGTGCCTCAATCCTTCCGCTTTCTCTTTGTATGCAAAGCGTCCTCTGCGCGGCTTCTGCTCCTGCTTCACCGCCGCCAGCCGCAGCAGTATCGCCGCCCTGCTGAATACCGCCGCACCCGTTGCAATGAATGCTTCTTCCGGCGTTGCGGGATATTCCTGGTGGAAATACTCCAAATCCCCGCCGCAGTTGTTCCGTATGCACCACCGCCGCCACATGATTTGTTCATCATCCAGCCCGAAAGCGGCTTTCAGCTCTGTTTCCTCTGCTGTCAGCTCTTCCCCGTAGTAGGGCATGCGGTACTCCTCCATTTCATACCATGCCGCAAAGAACGGTACAAAATCATTCAGCCCTGCGGCGGCATCGTCCCAAAGTTTCTTAAAGAAGTTGAAGCCGTTCGCCGTACTTTCGATAATGACAAGGCTTTCCGGCGTGTTGGGGACTGCCTGCATTAACCCCGCCAGCGTTTCCGCAATATCACCGGGCCAAAAGGCAAGCTCGGAGGCGTGTACATTCGTCAGCGTATCCGAACGCCCTACCCCCTGCCCGCCTGCCGTAGCGCATTTCATTCTGCTCCTAAGCCCCGGCTTTCTCTCCTTCTCCCGCGCGTTTTTCGTAGGGTTTTCAAAGATAAGCTCCTTTGCGTTGCTGTTCTTCAGCATCGGGCGGACAGGGTTTTTCTCCTGATACAGTTTTGACATGCGGAAAAGGTTTGCCGTTGCTTCGTCCTTGTGCGTGATGATGAAGCTGCTGACGTTCTTCCGCGTGGCTGTCCGGTAGTAAATGAGTGCCTCCGTCAGCGTGGAAAAGCCCATTTGCCGGCTTTTCAGTATGACAACGCGGATCGGCTTTCCCGCCTTTTCCTGCTGGCAGATGGTTTCATAAAGCCGCTTTTGCGCGCTGTTCAGCCGGAAAGGCACGATTTTTCCAGTCTTGTCCTTGATTTGCAGAAAAGCCTCCATATATTTTTTTGCATCGCGCAGCACATCATACTGTTTCACTTGCATCCCTCTTTTCCGCAGCATCCAAAAAGTCCTCGACCGTTGCGCCCTCCGCCTGCCCGCTGGCGGCGTTCTCCGCTATCTTTGTGCGCTTCGTGTCGTTCGCAAGCCGCTTTTTCTCAATTTCCAGCCTGTCAGGGTCGTTCTTCCAGTCCTTCCGCGCCTTGTTCAGCAGGTAAAACTTCATTGCAGGAACGTCTGCGGGGACATGGGTTTTCTCCGTCACCTCAACCAGCTGTTCCTCTGTAATGGGCTTTCCTTCTTTGGAAAAAAGAGGCGCGCCCTCTGCCGACCTCGCGATGACTTTCACCTTGTAATGCTTTGTAACAAGTGCATCGTATCCAAGGCACCGCTGGAACAATGTTTTTTCTACCTCCGCGACCTGCTTCTTTTCCTCGCTTTTCAGAAAATCGGCACTTTTTTTCAGGAGTGCCGAAAGTGCCGGAATTTTGCTTTTCAGCTCCCGAAAAGCCGAATAACTCATATCCAGCATTTCCGCCATTTCCTTCTGTGGAATCCCCGCAAACGCCCATTCTTCAAGGCTTTTCATGTTGTTGT